CTGCTAGAAACTTCTATGTTGTTATTTAATTAAATCCTCCTAATATCCATTGAATTATTTTTATTGGTAACCAAAGTAACCACATTATTAGCCATACCCAAATAGGTATACACAATGGAAAGAATCCATCTGAAAAATCTACCCATGTCCAATGAAAATCTCTTATATCTTTAGGTTTTATAAACCAAAAACCTATAAACATATAAATTCCAAAAGCTATGTACATCATACAACCTCCTTTCTTCTGTTAATTTATTTACCTTCAAATTAGAATTTTAACAGAATACTTTTTCTAATTCAATTCTCTTAAATCTACATTCAATAAATTCATCTCCTACTTTTAAATTCACACTTATAGGATATTCAGGATATTTTACATCTACACCTAACACATATCCTATTTTACCTTTCATATTTTTTAAATCTTCTATTTCTATCTTGACCATTGCTTTGTCACCAATTAATAAATCGCCTAATAATTCTTTTTCGGCTAAAGTAGGTTCACAAAATTCTTGATAGAATATTCCTGTCATTTCATCTTCATTTATATCTTGTTTGACTTGTTCTTTTACTATTTTAGTAGCCCTTTTGGCTAAATCCCATAGATCTTTACTCATTACAATTTATCCTCCTTTAATAATCTATTTCATTGCCATCTTTATCTAAGCATCTTTCAGCACCATATGAAAATTGATAATATACTCCACATTCACACTCTAGTTCTTCTTCACAAGTCATAGGATTCAATAAAGACAATCCTTCCCAATGAATCTGTTTCATTTCTTTGCCACACTTTGGACAATTCATAATCTCACTTCCTTTCAACTTCCAATGAAACATTTATTTTATTTGCTTTTTAATTTGAACACTCTATCATATTTTTAATAACTGTTACTGTGTTTTTCAAAGCTTTATTTAATATTTCCTCATTAATTTCAACATCTCTTACATCACCACTTCTAGACATTCCAGCACATACACAATCTGTTATCATTTCTAATACATCAAGTAAATTTACATCTTCAGGACAATTAGATAATAGATGATGTCTTTCTTTGGCTATATGTAGTTGATACCATTCGTTATTAACAAAATCAGTTCCTTCATTCATTGTTGATAAAAGGTTATTATAAAATAGTTCTTCATCAGTTTTCTTCGTAATATCATGAGAGAAACCTATATCCATTATCATATAAGCTAACTCTTTCATGACATTTTTAACATCTCGCCTATGCATATCATTTGCTTGTTGAAATTCCTCAAAACTTACATCTTTTTTAGCCGTTCTTGTGTCTCCATTTGGATTTTTATAAATTTTTACCATATACTCTCCTCCTTATATTTACCATAAAATAACATATCTATCGTGTTTTTAATCCCATTTAAATTTTTTACAACTTATTTTACTAGGTATAAAAGAAACATCGCTTTCTATTGGCTTTAATATATCAATAGGCAACTCTTTTGTATAATTACAACCCCTAAGTTTGCAATCTTTACATATAGTAACTCTAAATTCATCAGCTCTTTCGTCATAGGATTTAGAGTTATATTCTTTAATCATATATTTATATAACAATTTTGACATTGTTTCTTTGTCTTTTTGTAAATATTCATATTTAGTTTTTATTGTTCTTAATTCTTCTATTTCTTTAATTAATTCATCAATCATTTTCCTATCTCCTTTTTATAATTTATTAATATTCCATTCAAATCCATATTTTATTGCCTTTTTATTTATTAAAAGTCTCTTTATATAATTTATCTATTTTCTTTTCTAAAGAATTACTAGCTTCTGAGCCATCAGATTCACCACACATCATATCACTTAACCATAATATTTCTGAATCAGATAATTCTAATACTTTAATTTTATTTTTTAATTCATTATACATATTAATATCCTCCCATCTTTTAATTAAACATTTAAAACCGTTGGAAATCCTAAATATTGTACACTGTCCACATCTTCTTGTTCCTCATATGTTTTAATAGTTTCTTCAATGCTATTATGATTTATTTCTTCAATGTCATCATCGCCATCAGTATAATTAATTAGTATTAATGGTTTGCTTTTATTATCTATAATTTCTGGCAAACTACCATAATGTTTTCCTTGACCAATAAAATTACTATTTATGAAACTCTTAATTACCTCATAATTTTCACCTCTTATATCAAAAAATTGTTCTCCATCTAAATCTAAAAACATTCTCTTCATCTTAATCTCTCCTTTATATTTTCTATTAATTTATTCTATTAAAATCAACCATTTACGGTAATTTCCTAGAACTGATTTTTATTTTTAATTCTAGGAAGTTATCTGTTTTTATTATTTTAAAAATTCTGCAATTTCATCTAGTTCTAATTCAGTTTTCTTTTCATCAGATAATAACTTATCTAATTTAGACTCCATAACTTTAAGTTTTATTTCTTCATCTTTTCTAGAAAGAATATCTAATTTGGTTCTGACATCTACTATCCATTCGCCCACCTTGTATCCACTTATTTTATAATCATCTAACATGCCTAAATCTTTAGCTGATAACATATAACAGTTTAATCTAACCATAAGTGGAATCAGTTGTTCTTTTTGCAAAGTATTAAGATTGAGTCTAACACCATCTAATTCTATAGAACAATTTGTTATAGGTATAAATCTGTTAACACCTTCTAATTTATTTTTCTTTTCTGCAATTTGTTTCTTTAACTCCATTATCTTTTTATCATTTATATTACTCATTATTTATCTCTCCCTTTCATATAGCTTTCCATTTTGTAAGTATTTATTTTTATACATTGGTTGGAATTCGTCATATATTTCTTTTAGTGTTGTATTCTTTATAAATCCGTTTTTATAAGTATCTGATTTATTATAAATATTATAATCATCAGTATCGTATTCACCTTGTTCATCTCTTCTTTTATCTAATTCCATTCTATTGTTTTCGCCACTATAAAAATAAAACCACCTTCTTTTATCTGCATCTTCTTTAAATTCTTTAAAAGTATATTTAAATAATTTATCTTTACTTTCATCATAAGGGGAGTATTCAGTTTTTCTTTCTAGTCTATCAAATAAATCAGCATAGTTTTCAACACATTCTGAAGATACTATATCTATAAATTTATCTCCTAATGATTTTAATATTAATGTTTCTAAATAAGGCTCATCTCTGTAATTCAAAGACTCCTTCACAAAGAAATGATGTTTACCTTTATTTACATCTTTATAGATATAATCATAGTCATAACCATATCTGCTATTGTTTCTATATACTTTTTCTGAATCTCTTGACCATTTATCAAATCTTCCCATGTAAATCCATTCGTTCATTGATTTATCTTTATATGTAGCACCTATTATTAAGTCTTTTGCTTTAAATTTTTTATTCTCAAATAATACATCATTAAACTTTTGAATTTCTTGATAATCTGGAGATGATGTAGGAATTAATATTAAATCTTTTCCGTCCCATCCATATACAAATTCCCCTTCAAGCCCTTTTCCTTTTATTGCACTAGTATTTTCTAATATATATAATAGGTTTTCTATAGTTATCTCAAATTCAAAATCACGACTATCATAGATTCTTACATATGCTTGTCTATGATCCCAACCATTTGAGTAATCCCCTACTTTCTTGTTTAAAACAAAACCTTCAGTTGGAACATTATCATATATTATGTTGTCTATTTCATCATCCCTCCAACTATTCCATGAAGTTTCTTTTCTTAAAACTCCTTTATTGTCAAAATAAATAACATAAGCTAATTTCTTTGTATATGTATCTTCTCTATTTCGAAATCCTACATTTATTTGTTTTGGTATAAAAATATTACTTTTCATTTACTCATTTCCTTTCTTCTATTAATTTATTTAACACTTGTTAAAATTAACTATTTATCTGCTTTGATATCTTTCAAATAATTCAACCATAGACATATGATTATATCTAGCTAAATCAACTGCTACTGCACATATATTACTTTCCGTAGAAACACCTAAACAATAACATAAATAATCTAATAAGTGGTCATATTCCATATCATCAATCTCTTCATCATCTTCATATAATGGTTGCCTTAATGAACTAAAACATTCTAAAGCTTTGCCATTAATTATCTTTTGAGTATTTAGACTTCCCATATTACTGCCTTCAGCATATCTCCAACAACTATCAAGCCAATCATTTTCTGAATATTTATCATCACATAATATATCAAATTCGTCTCTAGTTATACAATAAACTCTTATTTCTTCAGTTTCTTTCCAATCATACCCTTTCCAAGTTAATTTAGGGTTTATATTTAATCTTTTGAATTCTTTCTTTGGATTTCCCCATATTAATATTTCTATCATTTATTACTCTCCTCTAACATTTCATTGATTTGATTTATTTGTTCTTCTAAATCTTTTCTAATTGTTATAAAGTCTGTTTCTTCAATAACTTTACCTTTTTCATCCAATACAACATCATAAATAATTTTTAACTTCAGCTCTCTATATGTAAACTCTTTATTTTCACAGTTCCAAATTTTATTCTTAAAATCTTCATACCAAAATATTAAAACTTCTTTTATACTTCTAAACTCTAAATCCACACCTGAACCTACATTCATTTTTATAACTTCTTTTAACATTTTAATCATTCTCCTTCATACTTATATATTATTATCTTAATTTATTATTTATGCTTTTCTGTAAAATGAACTATTAAGAATAAAGCTATTGACACACCTACAGAAAACATTATTGCTTGCATTATTCTTGTTCTTCTAAAATCCATTTATCTTGCATATACAAAAATACTGGACATGGTCTATAAGTTCCATTAAGTTCTATCATCAAATCTCCATATACGCCTTTGAAGAGTTTGAATTTATCATCACCAACTCTTTTAAATTTTCTATCCTTATTTGAAAGTTTATTTAAAAATGCTATTACTTGAAACATCGTACATTCCATTTATTTTAATCCTCCTTTATAAATCCATCTAATAATGTGTAATTCAAGAAATTTTTATCTCTAAAATAAATATACATTTCATCATTATTTTTAAAATTCAAATCTCCTTTAAACCCTTTAAACTCACTCATTTCATATGTTAACCTTTTAATAATATTAGATATACTATCCCCTCGTCTAATCATTCTAAATATTCTTATATACCAAGGCGTTTTTATATATAATGTTTTAATTTGAACATCTATATTTTTTTCTTTTAAACTTTTTACTCCTGTAGGGAATAATAAATAAAAGTCTTTATTTTTTAAATCTTCTTCTATAGTATAATACCTATCTATTTTATCTTTATTTGGAACGGGTTGTCTTGCAATTGCTATAGCCCATTCCTCATTAGCTTGTTCTTCAGAAACAAATAAATGTGTATTTTCTCCTTTAAATCTTGGTTTACGTGTAGTTCTGCTGATTACTTTTTTCATATTGAAATCTTGGCATATTTTATCAGTGATATAATCTTTACCTGCTCCAGACTTTCCTACTGGTACATATAATATGTTACTCATTATATTTCACCTCCAAAAACTGAAATATAAATTCCTTTTATTTTGTCTTTTTCTTTATAATGGATTCTGCCACATCTGTTGCTTTTACTATTATGTATTTCTGTAATTGTATTTGTTCTATTATCTTTGACTATTTTGAGGTAGCCATAATAACAAATATCTCTATCTTCATTAATACTATCAGTACTTGAACTATAAAACCCTCTGTTTAATTTGTACTGGATTTCAAAATCTGTAAGGTTATGACTTTTATTAGTAGTCTCTCTGTACTTATTAATTACATCTTTTTTAACTTTCAGCCAAGGAAAACCATTCTCAGTTAATTTACTTTTTAATTGTGATTTTTTAAATAATTTAAACATTTCTTTAACCTCTTTCTTCTATTAATTTATTTGAATTACTTTCCATACATATTTCCATAACCCTTACACCATGTTCTTGTATAATCATCTTTAATTATTTTTCCATCTCGTATTAACAAATATCTACTCATACTTCCTTTATTATCTTCTTGATAATACCCAGGATTACTCTCAGTTTCTTTTTCTTCTTCATAATTAATATCTTCCCAATAATTTTCTTCCTCATATTGAAAATCAATTCGACCTTCAGCATTTGGAAAATATTTAAGTAAAAACTTTATCCATTCATAAGCTGGATTTCCATAATTCTTTAATTCTGTTCCAAAAAATATGTATACTGAACCATTTCCTCCACCATTAGCTATAGTGTCATGACATACCCATTTTCTTTCTAGTGTATCATTATCTGAATCTTTTAAAGTTGCATCTGATTCAAAATATTCTTTTGCTTGTTCTAATTTACTTTGTATTTCTCCTAAATTGTCACATCCTATACTATCAACATTTAACCATCCTCTTACTTGTGTATACATTCCCATTTTTCATTTCTCCTTTTCTCATTAATCTATCATTTTTGTAATTTGTTCAATTTTAAACTCTCTCATACTTCCATATACTCACTCATACTCTTGTTTTCAAGTCTAACTTTTAATTAAAATCAGTATTTAAAAATGAAAATGATTATCAATTGTTAATTCTCTTCTAAGTACCACTTTGCTTCTTCCAAAACAGTTCTAAATTCAGATTCTGTTAATTTCCAAGGTAAAACTGCCAGTATGTTTCTTAATGGTAAATACTTTCCTTCTAACAACAACTTATAATCCTTGTTAATACATTCTTCTCTACATGGCAAGACATCCTTACATAAGCAATTTACTATTTCATGATCAATTCTACACAACTTTCCTGACTTAATTATGTTCATAAAGTTTACAGGTGTTCCTACTTTAATAAATCTTTGATTTGTATTTACTCCTACAGAATCATTTTTAGCACCATTAAAGATAAATTTAATATTTCCATTCACTTTTTTAATTGATTTAATTTCCCATAGTGGACTATCACTCTTATATTCTTCTCCATCTTCAATATTATTAATTACTTCTTGTAACTTATACTCTTTCACTTGCTTGTCCTCCTTAATTCTTTCAAATCTACCCTTGTTATACCAACAGTTACCTTTATTATCTTTTACGTTATATTCTGTTTCATCTTCTTCTAAAACTTCATACATACTTTGTTTTGTTAAATTTTCAAAACATCCATTGTTGTTTACGCACATAACTTTGAACAAATTATCACTCATATTCTTTTTAACTCCTTTACTATTCTAAACTTTTCGTTTAATTTGTTATAGACTCTATTTATAGCTTCCTGTCTTATGTATGGTTGTCTTTTATCTTCTGGAATTTCACTTAAACATCTTTTCATAAATATTACCTCCTTAATCATATCTTACAACTTTTCTTATTGCTTGTCTATATTTATATTAATTTATTTATATTAAATCTTTATCTAAACCATACTTTAATATTATTTTATTAATATCTAGTCCATTAGACAAATCAGTATGAATTATATTTAAAGCCATAGCATAAGAATTTGAGGTTCTAGTATTTATATCCTTGCATAATTTTTGTAAATATATTTCACTAATATTAAATTCTTGCGATAGGCTTTTTATGATATTATCATATGTAATTAATTGTGATTTTGCTTGAGATTGCAAATCTATTAAACTCATAATTCTCCATTCTCCTTTAACAAAATTTCTAAATCATTTATAACTTCTTCTAGTTCTTTATTGTCTTCATTCTGCTTCAACCTGCGTTCACAAACTAATTTAATTCTATTTATTCTAGACTTAGGCAAATAATCACTAGGATTTTCAATTTTATCTTTTATAAAAAATAATTCATTACTTGCTTCTATTCTTCTTGATTCCATTTCCTTATAAGATTTTTCTAGCTTAACAATTCTTTTCTTTAATTTATTTATGTATTTTTCATCACAAGTATTATAAAACTTTGTTACTTCTCTACTTAATGATCTTATCATAGAATTCTTTAGAATATCCATTTCTACTTTTAGTTCTCGTTTCTTTGGTTTCTTTAATAATGTTAAACATATATTATCTCTACATTCATAACTACCATATACACCTATTTCTTTGGGGATTTCATCTTTAATTTGCTCATATAATTCTTTAGGCATAACATAGTAGTTATAGTGACCTACAAAATTATGACCATGTTCGCTATGAAAATCTGACTTACTTATCTTAATCTCGTAGCATCTAAAAATATCTTTTGTGTCCATCGTCATATAATCTACTCTACCTTTGCCATACCATCCTAGAGTCACTTCAAAACAACCAAAGATTGCTCTAATAGAGGTTTCTTTATATATGGTTTGTTCAATTTTCTCAGTTAATTCTGTTTTAGCTATTTTAATCACCTTCCTTATATTTCTTTACCTTCAAATTCATATAATTTTTTAGCACAATGAGTTTTAAAATTATCTACAGTATTCACAGTCCAATAACAATCTAAACTTTTATCTTCCCAAACCATAACTCTTACGCCTTTTGCATAACACCTACTATTCCATGATAAATCTACTTCTTCAATTATTTCCACAATATAATATTTTGGTATCATATTTTTTCTCCTTTCTAATTGATAATAATTCCCATTAAAACACGTCTTTTAACAAAATTTTACATTTAATCATTAGCCTAAACTTACCTTAATTTTATTTATTACATCTTTAACAATAGGAATTACTTTATTTACTCTATCTCCTGTATTATAATCCATATCAAATTCATGTTCATCTCTACACATCCACGTTCTATCAATTATAGCTTCTTTATACTTATTCAATAATAGTTCTATATTACAGTTTTTAAACTCTTCTCTTTCCTCCTTTGATAGAATACTTAAAAAGTCTTCTGCTATTTCATTTTCTTTATACTTTAACTTTTCATCAATTATATCATCCATAATATAAACTATAGAATCTAAAGTAACAACTTCACCACTTTCTAAAATCAAATTATTATCTTTTATTTTTGATATTTTAGCCTTATAATACTCATATTGCTTATTATTAACTAATGTTGTTATATCTAAAATATCTCCTATAATATAAATGGACTCTACTCTATTCTTATCCAATGTATTATTATCAGCATAACATTCATAGATTTTATTATATTTTATTTCAAATCTATTCTTCCAGTTTTCATTTTCTACATTATGCTTATCTAATGAATATTGAACAAAACTAGATACACATTTAAATAGTTCCTCAATAGCTTTTCTATCTACATATGGAGTTCTAATTCCAGCACTATTTAGATCGCCTTGACAATTAAAAGTAGTTCCACAATAAACTATATATCTTTCATCTTTTCCTTCTGAATCTACACTCTTGTTTATCTCATAGAAATCATCACAAGCGAATCCTTCAGTTGTTTGTACTTTTGAATATCTAATATCTCCACTTTGATATTCATGTTTTTGACCATCTATTCTAGTGTCATCATTTAATTGATAATCAAGAATCCATTTTAAATCCAATATCATAGGAAAATCATGAGTACATCTACTACCTACTAATTTCCATTTTATAATTTCATTGTCGTTATCATCCCAATCTACTACTATCTTCTTAAATACTTTTACTGTATAGTAATAATACATAATTCCTTTTTCACTTGTTAAGTTTATATAGTCATCAAACCCTTGTATTGATGGATTTGAAAATTCTAAAATCATAAAATCGCTTTCCCATCTGAACCTATTCTTTATTCTTTTAAATTTAAAACCTTTCATAGTTTCTATGCCTCCATTAATTTATTTATATTTACATATATTTCTTTATTCTTGTCTAAATTATAATCTGTTTCTACTATTTCATAATCATCTAATACTTTTGATTTTTTAATTTTATTATATATTATATCTTCTTCATCTAAAAACATATTTTGATACTTTTCATATCCTAATTTATCTACTGATAATTTATGTATAAACGACATATTTAACATATTTTTATCGTTATCTATAAATGGATTTTCAAAATTAAATTCATTTTCAAATTTCCATGTAGATTTTCCTCCTTTAAATATTTTTATTTTTGCTATTACATTAAAACTACATGGTGTAAGATATTCATATTTTGTTGGATTTACCCATGCATTGCTTCTTATACGACAACTCGTAACTGTTAAAAGATAGCCTTCTATAGAAGATTGTTCTTCTTTTAATGGAATAAATATTCTCTCTACAGATCCGTTATATTTTAATTCTATCACTTTCATTTTTAATTCCTCCTAAATATTACCATAAAATATCACTTCTATTCAATTTTATTTCTTCTTCCATATTTCTTAGCATCTCTTAAATAATTATAATCATCTTTTACTCTACATTCTTTACAAGCATCCCATAAAAGACTTTCTTGCGTATAATCGGTATATCCTAAATATTCACATGTATAAACTATATCACGACATGAATTTCTTGGAGTTGTCCAACATTCTTCATTGCAATTATTGGCATGTTCACAATTTGTTTTGTTTCTTTTTATAGTTGTTATGTATTTTCTCCAAGGACATTTTGCTTTTGGGTTATAACAATAACAAGTATCTTTAGGAATCCATTTCTTCATTGCTCTCTTTTTCATATTATCACTTCCTTATGTATTTCTATTAATTTGTTTGTCTAAACTAATATTATCATAAACTACCAATCAATGCAATAGTAATTCTATTAATTTATTTAAATATTTTAAAAAGCAATAAAAGAGAACTATAAAAATTCAATTATAGTTCTCACAACTCTGTTATTTAGTATTTTCTATAGCATAATTAATTCTATTTAACAAATTGCTTATGGTAACATGCTCCATAAACTGATACTTTTCATTCCTAACCTCATTATTAACGTAGTAGTCTTTTGCATTCTCTATTAAAGTATTTATATAATGTCTTGAAGTTCCAGTACAACATATAACTACATCATAACTCACTAATTTTGAAATAATCTTTAGTGGACTTTCTGAATAGGTATCAAATCCACTAACTTTTAAATTATATTTCTTTAACTCACTTATATATAATTTTTGATTAAATGAATTAATAATCAATACTTTTTGATTATTAAAATTTTCATAATTGATGTATTCTTTTTTTATATTCCCTGTTCTAATCACTTTAAGCTTATTATCTTTTCTTAAATTCATTTCATAAAGATGGCTAATCAACTCTTCTTTACTTTCAATATAAGGATATATATTTGTAATTACATATTCATTATTTTCATCATTAAATTCAGCTACGCAAAAGACTTCTTCTAAATCTTCTATATAATACTTACTAGCATTTACATTATCAAAAGTATTCCCATTATAGTCTATATAAATGTATTTATCATCGTTATTCTTTAACATACCCATAGATTCTTTTATTTTAACTAGAACATGTCTAGGATTATCTGATTTTATACTTAGTTTATTTTCTTTTGTAGTATCGACTACAATTTCTTTTACTTTTTCAGTAGGTTCATATATTTCTAATTTTTTTCTTAAATTTTGATTTTCCACACTTAAGCTATACTTATCATTTTCCAATGATTCTATTTGTTGCTTATACAAATTACTATATCCATCAAGTTTATTGATTCTTAAACTGTCTACATCCTTAATTAACGTTGAAATAATTTCAGTTTTACCACCTAATTGAGTCCTTAAGTCTCTGTTTGAAACTGATAATAATTCTAATTTTTCACTAAGTTTTCTAAGCATGTTTTGTTGCCCTATCTGTCGCTTGTATTTATAATATTCTTTTGATAAATCTTTATGAACTTTTTGTAATATATAATATTGTAATTTAATATCATCATATTTTTCTTTTAAGTTCACAAGGTTAGTCTTGTTTATATTTATATCATCATTTAACTTCTTATTAGTATTAGCATATGATAAAATTTTCTTTTCTAATTTTTTAGATTTTGTAATAGCTAATGTTTTTTCAACTTTTAATACTTTCATTTGATTTTTAAGTATCTTTAGTTGTTCAGCATGTTTATTAATCTGAATTTTGTCATTGTTGCTATCCTCCTTATTATCAACTTCAATAATCTCATTATTTTTAGTCAATTCCTTAGATTTTTCCTCAAATTGTTTCTTTAATAACTCTCTCTTTTCTTCCATGAGTTTTTTATTTTTATCTACTATATCTGGTGGTTTTCCAAAGTTTTTTATTATTATTCCATAGCCCATTAATGTACACCTCCTTAATCTATATTATAGACTAAGATAGTATTAATATTCACTATATACCATTTTTCAATCTAATATATCATACAAAAATAAGGAAAGCATTTAACCCTCCTTACGTAATTCTGTTCCATCAATGATTAAATTAACTTTTCTACAATCTAACTTATCTTCATTTCTATATTTTATATCATAATAATCATTTATATCCAATACAAAATTAGACAAATGCCATATTCTAGTTACTCCATCTTTGTTAATTCTAGTAATTATAAATCCACTTATATTGATTAACCATTGATATTTTGACACTTTTGAAATATCTTCTTTATCTATAATCACTTTTACTTCGCTATTATTTCTTTTAATGGATATATATGCAATATCACCACATTCAATAATTAAATTTTTATGAACCTTTGTATGTTTTGTTTCTTCATTATTAAGCAAATTTAGTTCTTTTTTAACCTTTTTCCTTCTGTCGTATTCAATCTCAACTGCACCTAACCAATTAAAAAATATATGCATTATTTTATATATATTAGCTTTACATATTATTTCTTTTGGATACCATATTTTAAATTTTTCTTCTATGGTTACAAAATCTATATCATATTTCCCATTATATAATTCATATAAATAATCCATTCTTGCAGAACTCTCTAAATCATATAGTGCTATTCTCTTTATATTTATAACCTTACACGCCTTGTAAATTCTAGAATTAAGTGTATCATAATTAACAATTTCATGGTTTTTGCCTTTTATTATATGAAAAATGTTTTTGTTAAAATCAATATATTTCTTTTTATGGATTTCCTTTGCTAAATCCATCCATTTTAAGAAATCAGAATCCACACTAATATGCAGAATTATTTCTTCTTCTTCATTAAATATAATCACTTCTTTATTTTTAAAATCTATATCTTTCCACTTTATTTGCCTAGCATATATCATCTTCTGACCAGTAATACCGTATCTAGCTAATATTAAAGGTAAAACATTGTCTATGCCATTTGCTTCAAAAATTTTTCTACACAAATTAAAAAAATTATACTTAGAAATATACCAAGAATTATCTACTTTGTTTTTTCGTTTTAATTTAAATTCTTTGAGTTCTTTATGATAACTTTTAGAATACCATTTTAAATAAAATTTAATAAAAGAATTAAATGTATATAATATACTGTCACTTAAGTCTGTGACTTTTTCATTACATTTTTTAATTTCATCTTCTCCAAAATCATATAAGTCTTTATTAGATTCATTTTCAATGTCAGCTATATAATTCATATACAAGTTCCAATTTGTAATTTCAGTAGATTTAGAGTAATTAGAACCTTTAAAAAATAAATATTTATTTACTTGAAATTGACTAGGTATAGGCATAAATTCCAATTAAATCACCTCCAATGGTTATATTATTGCCAAAAAACATTAACAATATAACCATTTTTGATAAAATTTTTATCCTTTATTAAAATAAATTAAAGTAATTTTTAAGTATCAAATATTTATTAAACTTAATGTATATTTATTTTTATATTACACATAATACTATTGTAATGAAATAACAAAAACATGGTTATATTTATAGCTATTGTTATTGCTATTTCATACATAAAATTAAGCCTGTTGGATATTTATTTTCTAAGCAATTATATTTTATCCTACAGGCTGTTTTATATTTAATATTTTATGTTTATTAATTGAAAATCAATTTAAAATGCAAATTTTATTTGGTTTTTAGCAAAAGTTAAAAGGCTATAACTTAGTCATAGCCTTATTCTTGTTTTTTTTACTATTCTTGAAAAGATAAAGCAAACCTAGCTTCTTTATCAACTATCCCAATTTTTTGTTCAAGTCTTACTATGTATGATTTAAAGTCTATTTCCTTATTGTCATCTAATTTAAATGATTTGATTACATTTTGTAAGGTGTCTTTTTGTTCTTGTGTTAGTTCATCTATTATTAAAGTTATTCTTAAACTGATTTCAAATGATTTACATAATTCTTTTTCAAATTTTCTGTCAACTTCTCTTTCTTTAATATTAGGATATATATTTTCCATCCATACTTTTATTTTTCTTCTTAAGTTTTCATTTTCATTTACATACTCAATTATCTTATCTGTCCAATTATTAATAGTATCTCTCCTTATGTTATTATCAGTAACAATACTAAAATTAGATGCAAACCTCATTAATTGAGGGATTATATGACCATTAAAATATTCAAATTTTTCTTTACTTTTTAATTTCCCTTCTCCATAGCATTCATACTCTATTAAATTTACTTTAAAAGGAGAATTGTTGTTTTTATTATAGATTATCATTATTGCATCTGGTATAGTTTCGATTCCAATAACTCTATCTTTGTTTGAATTTTTAATTGATGTAGTTTTAAACTTTCTATTATCTGAAATCAAAATACTATCTTCCTCTTGGAAATGGGTAAATAAATTGTAAAAATTATCACTAACTAACCCTTCTAATCCCATAACTTTATCAGTTTCATTTTTGAATTTAATAGTTTGAAAAGTTCCCATTATATCTAGTTTTTCATTGTTTTCTTCACAAATTTCTTCAGTATCAATACTATTATTAGAATCTTCCTCCTTTTGTTGAATTTCTTTTTTATATTCATCAAATATGAAAACATTATTAATTTTGTTTTCATTGAATGTATTGTTTAATAAATCTACAGTAGTTTCGTTTTTAATAGTTTTAGACATTTGTAATATTTTTGCTCCCCAGTATTTCCCTTCGTATTGTTTGACTATATTTATGGCAAAAGGTTGACAATATTCCAAATTAATAATATTAAAGCATTGAACATATTTATCTGCATCTTCCCAAGGTTTGTAATCGGTAGGTGCGTCAAGAATTCCTCTAGCACCACAAACTGTAACTTTATCCACTTTAACTACAATATATATAATATCTCCTTTTTCTGCTATTCTTTGTGCAAAACCTGCTACTTTTTCATTAATACATAAATAATAATTATCTATCATTTTAGAACAATTTAAAACTCTAGCACTTACCATAATAATCACTCTTTTCCTTATTTATGTATTAATACTATCAGATTTTACCTATAAAATAAATATAAATTATATTTGATATGTTTATTTATGTATTTTAATTTATTTTTTATATGTAAATAGCTTTTCAGTTCTGATATTCTTACCATCACCAGCTACTTTATTACTATCAATGTTTACTATAATTTCTTTCTGCCATATACATTCAAATTCTTCAGGCATATTATATTCACTTATTAAAACTGTATTATGTACGCTCATATCTTTTACCCATTTATAAAATTCTTCATATGGAAACTTTTCTGTTTTATATTTTGTAGTGTCTCTATATGGTATGTCACAATAGATGATGTAGTTATTAATTTTATCCAATGGTAAATCTAAAAAGCTTGTACATTTGAAATCAATACCTTCTAAGTTAGGAGCTTGTTTTTTTAGATTTTTAATTGCACCTGCTGACCATTTACCACTATTATCATCTTTACTATCTCTAGCGTATCCACCAAAATACTTAGCACTAAAACTAGCACAGAATCCAACTAAACCCACAAACCATTTTTCATATTTATCCTTATTATTTTTGACTTCTATGTACTTATCTTCTAATATTCTTTCGGGCAATAAACCACTAAATTCTTGTGCATATTTTAATAGTTCAATTAATTCCTCATGTATATCACAACCTATACGTTTCTTACATTGTATTTTATCAATCATATTTGCCCCACCTACGAATGGTTCTAAATATCCCTTAGTATTTTGGGTTATGTATGATTGTATAATTGGTGCTAATTCTTTGCTTAATTTATTTTTACTTCCTACATATCTCATTTATTATATTCCTTCTTTCTTTATTATTTCTATTAATTTATTTCTATAGCTATTATGTATAAATAATTTTTCTGTATCTTGTTTTCTGCTATTCTTATCTAATGTAGTAGTTAAAGTCTTTTCATAGATGCATTTAAAATCGTCTGGGGCATTATATTCACTGACCAATACTATATTAGTTTCACTCCATTCTCTAACCTTGTCCCAAAATAATTCATAATCAAAATCTTTGCTAGAACCATATTTTGTTGTTCCTTGATATGGAGGATCACAATATATTAGATTGCTTGTTGGATTTAATTCTGTATAATCTGAATGTATAAATTTAGTATCTAATAATCTATCTCTTTGTTTTAATATATTTCTTATAGCTTCATCATAATAATCTCTAATAGTTCCTATTTTAGTATTTACTTTTCCTGCATATCCTCCAAACCATTTAGAATTATATGTAGCACAGAATCCAGCTATAGCAACTAATGATTGTCCATATTCATCTTTATTATTTTTAATGTTATTATACATTTCTCTACTCATTTCTGAAGGTGGATTCCAACCATCTATTAAATCATTCCATAAAGCCATTAGATATTTATTATTATCATAACCTATTTTATTTTTGCATTGAATATGTTCCATCATATTAGCACCACCAACAAAAGGTTCTATGTACGCATCAACATTATTCTCTTTTATTAATTTATTTATTATTGGAGATATATCTTTTGACAATCTCGCTTTGCTACCCATATATTTCATTTATATTATTCGCTCCTTTTATATTTATTTTAATTTATTATCACTTGATAAAATAGCCATTTTATGTAAATATTTGAGAGCTACAGACTAGCTATAGCCTCATTATATCATTATCCAACTTGTTCTGTAAATTTAATATCTGAAATTTTTATTTTTCCAGTAATTAACCTATCCCATTGTTCAATATACGCCTTGACAAAATCATTTGGGGTATTTATACCATTAGGATACTTATCTTCTTCTATGGAAAATCCTCTTTCTACTGATCCTCCGTCAGTCTGTTTAAGTAAACTTAATAAATACTTAGATATTTCTGAATTAGAATTTAATTCAATTTTCCATTCTAAAAATGATAAAGGAATAACATATAACATTTCATTATTTATAATTATAAAATCTATACCTCTATTCTTATCAAATGTATTTGCTTTATTAACCATATTTACAATGGTTTTTAACATTTTTATCACATTAAATTCATTGTTGATACATTCCTTAATTAACCACTGAGAATATTTTGTATGAAATCTTACATATTCAACCATTCCTTTTTTCATATTTTGAATATTATACCTTTTACATAAATCTTGAGATTTTCTTTTTTCATTCAACATATTAATATTGAATTCAGATAATAAAGCTTCTTGTATAAAATCCTTAGACATTTTAAAATTATCACTTATCATAGGACTATTTATCCAATATTCGCTCATAATTAAGCACATCCTTTCAAATTAATCAATGTTATTATATCCGCATATTTGAAAGAATATACATATTTCCAATTTTTCTTATTTTTAATTAATTTATTTTAATATATTCTTTCTTTTTAAAGTCTATTGGTTTAAATAAATCTATGTCCTCTATAATATCTATAATTGTTCTTTTTTCACATCTATTTAACTTTGTATATCCTTGTAAGAATCCTTTAACTTTCCATAACCATTCATTATTCTCCAGTAAAGAATTATAAGTATCCTTTTTATAATTCTTTTTAAATTCTTCTGCCTGTATCAAAGTCAAGAATACATATTTTACTGGAATAGCTTTTTTATATTCTCTTGTATAGATTTGTTTACACTCAATTCTATCAATTGTATTTAAAAAAATATCATTCCAACGTTCAGAATATATCCAAACTTGAAGTCTACTAACTAAAACTTGATTATCAGATTTTTCACATTCTCTCTTTTGAATTTCCACATACTTGAATTGCAATTCATCAAATAAACAAATATATTCATCATCTTCTTTATTGAAAGAATAATAGTAATTACCTTCATTATTCTTATAAACTTTTTTAGTTTCACTGTCTTCAATCTGCTTTTCCAAATAAATTGTTATTATAGGTCTATAACTTCTTCCTTTATCATCAGTTTTTCTAGCCTTAGCTTTTTTTAACATTACTTTTTCATTATTGATAGAAACTCTTGTTCCTCCTACTTTGACCGATATAAATTCATCTATGTAACCTAAAAGGTTATTATTATTATCAATTATGCAATAATAATCATTAGATAATATTTCATAATCTTGTATTAATATGTAGTCCATTTTTACGCATCTCCTTATTAATATCACAATTTTAGATTAAATTATAATTTATTTTTATATTCACTTAACATTTTACTTACTTATATATAACATTCGGTACAATATAACATATAACCATTCTCAGTTTTAGTTGGTAACTCATCTTTGTATCTTAAATCAAAATCTTCATAAAATTCTTTCTTACAACTAGGACAATAACATTTTATAGATGTTGTATTTATATTAAATGTTACATAACCAATATCTTGAGCTTTAATATTGTACACATTACAATATTTCATAAATTCATTAATATCATCAAATCCAATAAATTTACTATCATATAATCCTTTATTGGTAATAAATAAGAATGGATTTTTAATATCTTATATAGTTGGTTTTAATATTACTTTCACATATTCTTTATTTTTTAAATAATAATCTGTATCAAAACAGGCTATATATTGTTTAAAATTAGGTTCTGTTCTTAGTATTATATTTTTAGTTTTCTTTGTTAATTTCATCAGTTCCTCCTTTAATAATTACGAATATCTTTAAATTTAACCGATATATTCACTCCATATTCTTTTAACCTTTTAATTTTCTTTTGACATTTAATGTACTTCTTAACCTTTTTATAAAATCTTATTGGATTTAATATCATTCAATCACCGCTTACTTCTATTAATTTATTTAGTTCTTAATTTAAATAACTCATTTTGTATAATTAATGATTTAAATTCATATATAGGCATGTCATCATTATAGTTAGAAAAACTATTTATATCTATCCCTAAAGCTACTAACTTTTCATCCAACTCCTTTTCACTATATCCTGAATAATCTTCATAAAAATTACATTTAGATCTTAATCCTCTTTTCATATTATTCGCCTTCTCTCAAATAATCAAACCTTTTTAAATATATATATTTCTTTTTAAAGTCATTAGGTAGCTTACTCCATTGTTCATCTGAATATATTTCATGTTGTCTTCCTTTAACTCTATGACCTACAAAATATCCATATCCTCCACATTTAGGGCAATACTCATCATCTTCATTGTCTATACTAGATGACTCTTGATAGCCACAACTATCACAATAAGCTATTTCTTCTATATTTTCTTTAGTAATATCTATGATTATTTTCTTGCCTTTATAATACCAAGTTGGCTTTCTACCCTTTAATTTAGTTACCATTTCAAACAATATTCTTTCTACAACAGCAGTATCTTTAGAACTATGAATATAATTTTGAAAATTTTTAATTTCTGATAAGTTTACTGTTTCCATCTTTGTACCTCATACTTTCTATTAGTTTATTTCCTTTTAAAATTCACCATTTATTGGAATGTTATTTAGACTTTAATTTATCTTCTATTTCTTTCAAAGTATATCCATCACATATGTACTCCATATCCTTATCAAAGCATGTCCAAAATGAACTACCACTATCAAATCCAAATGCTTTATCAAGTATACAATTATATTTATTTTCAATACTTTTCTTTGTTAAACTCATAATTATCTCCTTCCTACATTCCATAGTAAATTATTTTTCTTATATATCGTTTCTAATAATATTTTTTGATACCATTTTAATTTAATACCTAAATAATCTTCGGCAAAATCTACTTGACTCTTGTATTTATTCTTAAACTTTATAAATTCTTCTTTCCATATTTTATCTGTAATTTCTTCACAAATACTTCTATATTTTTCTTTAGAATAGTAATATGTACTTGAAATAATGTTATCTAACTCTTTAGAGAAATTCCATAATTCAAGCCTTTCTTCATTCATATCTATCTCACTCCTTCAATCTTCTTGATTTTATTCATTAATGATTCCTGCTTATATATTTCAACCTCTAATCGTAAATTGTAATTCGCTTTAAGAATACTATCATATTCTTTTCTTAACCCCTTATAAGCCTTATCAAATCCATTTTTGATCTCATCTATGTATTCTAAGTCATTAATCTTAATTGACTTAACTATAGGGTTTATTTCCTGTTTGTTTGCTTGATTCTTTAACATTACATTAGTAAAAGTCAGTTTCTTTATACTCTTATCTTTCTCCTTAATCTTATCTTGAATCAGTAAACATAAGTTTTCTGAGTGCATATTGATTCCTAGTACATTTGCTATTCTTTGTAATTCATTTGTCATTTTAATCATCCTTCTTTCATTTATTATTATCTTAATTTGTTTCCTTTGAATATTTAGCTTTCAAATCATAAACCCTATTGCATATTGTTTTTTCATTAATCATTTCATTATATGCACATTTATAACAGCTATTAAATTTACATTCTTTGTCAATAATTCTATCAGCTTCTAATATTAATTCTTTAATCATATATTTATTCCTCCTCTAAGAACTTATTACATACAAAATTATTATAATCTTTTATTTGTGTATATAATCCTATTAAATCTTCCATAACTTTATCCTTGACATAACATCCAGCAAAAGTATCTAATTGAAATTGCCCTATTATTTCATCTGTAGCCTTTGGACATGATTTTAATAATCTTTCTTTAGCCAATTCATCAGCTTGATTCTTATTTAAAAATGGTTTTATTCTTTTTTCTATTACTTTAGATATAAATTTTCTTTTATCTTTAAAGTAATTAATTGTTTCTAATTTTAATTCATTTTGTTCATATTTTGTATTTAGTAAATCACACAATTCTTCTGTTATTTGTTCTCCATAATAATATTTGTCTTTATATTCAATCCAACTGCCTATAGTTAATCCAAATCTTATTTTACTTTTATTCATTTTATATTCCTCCTCACTCTTCTTAAAATCTCAATTTATTTAGTTATATTTCTATTAATTTATTGACTACCATACTATTTTTAATTCTTCTTGGATTTCTTGGTCAATGTTATTTATAGTAATATATACTTTAAATAAGCCACTTAACACAATCAATCCAAATGTAAACATTATTAATTTTAACATACTTTTATCCTCCTCTTAATGATTAGTTACACTCTTTTTTCTATCAATGAATTCTATATACTGTTCTTTTTCATTGATTATATATCTTTTATAAGCTGACTTCCTATTCTCAATTACATTATTTTTATTCTTTTCTGAAGTATATCTTAATTTAATATTACTACCTTTAAATTTAGGGACTCTTTCAGATGCTTCATATATTTTACTTTCATCTGAATTAAATTCATTCAAATCATCACTTGCTTTTTTACTATAAACAATATTGTTAACTATATTTTCTACTTCTTCTAAAATATCCCCAGTCATTTCTAATTGCCTTTTATGATATCCGTTTTCAAAATTCAATTTTTCCAAACTATTTGCTTGTCCATTAATGTTTGATTCTTTTATAGAAAATCCTCCTAATTGTTTAATTAATAATTCCATAGTTTTTAACTCATTCTTTGTTGTTCTCCTTGCTTTTCTTAATTTGTTTAATGCTTTGCAAAACTTCCATCCAGTATACAAACTAAACTTTTCTAACCCTTCAATCTTATGTAATAAATCCTGTTGAACATCATTAAATACTTTATCTTTTATCCTAAGTTTATTATAATATTCTTTAGCTTCTGTAATTTGTTTATTAATTTCATTGGCATAATCTACTGCAATACACATTTTCATCTTTCCTTTCACTATCATTCTATTAATTTGTTTATATTAACAGTATAGTCTTGCCACATCTAAATGTCAATAGATTTCATGTTATTTTATATTAATTTATTAAATATGTATTGATCTATTATCATATTGAAAATGCAATCCCTTGTATTCCTGTCCTGTATTGCAAGCATGAGTTATTCCTTTTCTATAAAGTTTTATTCCAAATTCTTTTTCACTATTTGTATAACATTCATTTATTGATGTAAATTCTTTATTATACTCTATATTTATAATTGATTTTTTACTAGAATCTCTTATAAATTTCTTATATTCTATTAATCCCTCATCTTCCGCTTGTTTTAAATAATCTCCTATTACTGTATTATCTAAATTAAGTAGTCTACCTATTTCAGAAGCATTATGTATTCCATTATTCCATAATTCAATTGCATTAATTACATTTTTATCATGAATTTCTACTGCTGATATATAATTGCATAGATTATATTCTCTTGCCCTTTTTAAGTACCTCTTAACAGTTTTAAAATCTATATCCATTATTTTAGCAATCTCCATATGTCCTACTCCTTGATTATAATATTCACAAGCTTTAACTAAATACGAACTTAAAGATTCTTGTTCACATAAATTCCAATTAATTTTAGATATATCAAATAGTTTATTAATTTTTTCATTGTTTAATATATTATTTTTTATGTATTCAAATTTACTATACCTACAGTCAATTACTATGTAATTTTCTTCTTTTATATTATTACTTAAAGCTAGTTTTTCTTTTAATTTATCATTTTCAGACTCTTCGTAATAACTTCTTCTAGAAAAACTACATTCTTCATAATGCTGAAGTCCATTTGTTTCTATCACAATGTTATTATGTTCTATATAAAAATCATATTCTTTGTTACCACATAAAGACTCTATTTCTGATAATACATTTTTAGACCAATCAAAATGTTTATGTCTTTTTATTTGTAAATTTAATTGTTTAAGTAGATTATATGTAAATTTTTCACCATAACTAAATCCGTCAGAACAAACTTGACAACAAATATCTTTTTCTCGATATAATGTAGATATTGCCATATTATCTCTTGGAACTTTACAAATCGGACAATGTAATAATCCTTTGTCTTGGCTTCCAAATGTTCTTGATTCTGCATCTTTAGTATTTTTAAAAAACTTAACCATCCACGGGTCTGTATCAGCGATTGTATTAATTCCTAAAACTGGTACTTTATTAGAGCAACATCCACAACCTTGTTTCTTTTTCAAATTTCCCTCATTTATTCTTCCATTTTCCCAACCACATTCTAAGCATTCAAATATATATTCTTTTGTATTATCATTTTTATTTCTTGATTGTTCTTTAATCTTTATTTTTCCAGTAGATACTTCGATAATATCTCCTACATTGTAATAATGTTTACGTGTATTTATTCCTAATAATTCACCTAATTGGCAATTCTGAAAATTACCTGTCCATATGTAAAATATATCTTTATTTAAATATTTTAAACCTAATATAGTTAGACTATTTTCTCTTTTTACTTCTACAATTTCAACCCAACCTTCTTTATCATAATAAATAAATTTAACTTTATGACTTTTACATTCAAACCAATTTATTAAACTATTGTTATTCTTTTTTCTAGGTAAATTTTCTAAAAATACTTTTCTAATTTTATTTTCTTTCATTAACTATTCTCCTCTATTAATTTATTTTTAATATTACAAAGAACACAAACCAAGATTACTCCTAGTTTGTGTCTTGTTGTTATGTATTTGTTTTAGTTACAATTCCTAGCCTCTACCAGAGCTAATTGCGTAACAACTTATTTGACTAGCCATTGTAGCGATTGCTATTACTGCCATTAAAACAAATACTTTTACTTTTGATTTATTCATTTGTACTTCACCTCCTTCATATGCATCTTTTCAACACAAAATATATTTATGCTGAAGTATGCATATGAATAGAAGGATAACATTTAGTTATTTATTAGCATGTACCATATTTTACTTTTATTTGTTGTTGCAATAACAATATTTTCTCACACAATATAATATTTATATTGTTTACCTCCTTTATTAATTCTTGAAAAGCCTCATCATATTGTGATGAATTGTTATGTATTAGCATGTCCTCTGCAACCACAAGGACATTACTAAAATTTTTTTCTAATAAACTTAAATTTAGTTTAGCAATAAGCTTTTCTAAATAACCTTCAACATTATATGGATCACATCTTTTATAAGTTTCATAACAAAATTTATAAATTTTTATTAATTCTTCATTTGATAATTCTTTTTTATAGCAATGAACATAATTATTTAAAGCTTTTGCATAGTCTTGTTTATGTCTTTGTGTGGTTAAATAATTAGGATAGTTCTCTAATTTTTCTTTAAGTTCTTTTGAATATAATCTAGCCGAGGTTATACTACCATTTAAATTTTGTTCAATACATTTTATTTCAGCATTTGTTAAATCACTTAATAATAATCTTATTTCATCTATATCTTTTAATGAATCTATTTCTTGAAACCTCATTTTTTTTAGCATATTCCTAGCTTTTTCCACTCCATTTATCTCATTATCCCATTTATGATATACATCACTTTCTATCCTATCTGTTACGCTTCTTCTCTTATTTATCATTTTCTCATCCCCATTCCACCATAAGTTATATTGCTATCACTTCTTTTTCTTTCTCACATTGCATATAAAATTCCCTGTAATTTAGATTATTATCTTCACAATATATTTGTAATTCATATAATAAATCACTTCTTTCTTTTCGCAGAAGGTCGATTAAACTTTCTGTTTTGGTTTCTATAATTAATTCTTCACAATTCTTAATAGCATTTAATCGTTTGTTTATTTTATTTTGCATATATCTAGGCAGTTTTTCAAGTGGAGTCTTTTCTTGTAATTCATTCATTGAAATATCTTTTGCTATTTTAATTTTCTTTTTTGTTATATCATCAAGTACTCCAACTCTGCTTTTAATTCTTCTTTTATCTAAAGTTCTTACTTGCTCTAGCATAACTATTGAATCTTTAGGTAATCCAAATTGACCTGCTGAAATCTCGACATGCGTTGGAAGTTTACTTTTAGTTTGTTGGCTTGTAACAAATGCTACTATAACAGTAGGAGAATACTTATTTCCAATTTCGTTCTGTATACAAATAGCGAATCTGTCATTATTTTGTTCGCTCCATCGCCCCCCATCTAAATTGACATATAATACCTCACCCCATTCAATATCCTTTAAATCTATATTATTATTTATTTTATTATCAGCAATATTTCTATTGCTATGTACATTGTTAACTTCTATTTTTACTTGTTTAATTTGTTTATTAATATCTAGGTCTTTAACTTCTATCTTTGCTTCAATTAACTTATTATCATTCTTTAATTCCTCTTTATCCATTTCCAACTTAATCATCATTAGTTGTTCTCTTAACTCTAACATTACAACCACCTTCCTCTAATTATTAAATCCCTTTAAAATTACTTTTTTATTATATTAATTTGTTCCTGTTTCTATACTCTTATGTTACATCTTATTTCCAAACTTGTCAATACTTTTTTTAAAATATTTATTTATTTCTTTTAATTTATTGACTTGTTCCTTATGAATATTATCCTACCACCATGTGGTAACTCTGTCAATACTTTTTTAAATTTATTTTTGTTCTTTTATTAATTTGTTTGTATCTCTTCTATGACCTAATAATATACCCTACGGAATATAATGTCAACACTTTTATCAAAATAATTTGTAGTTCTGTTAATTTATTTTAAACACTCCTTAAACATAGCAAATAAGCCAAATAAATAAACAAAAAGAAAAGGTTGGATGCTTGCTCCAACCTAGCTCTCTATCTTTTCTGAATCAATACTTACTTCTAATTCAGATGATAATTCAATTTCTATCTCTTTATTTTCAACTTTAGAAATATTTTTATTAGTTCTCTTTTTTGTTTTTATATCTAATCCTGATATTAATTGAAAATCTCTTCGGACTCTTGAGTTTTTATTTACTGTAAACGTATTGTCATATATTTCATTTACATCATCTATATCAATATTTGTAACCATATCATTTTGTTTATATTTTTCAAATAATAAATCAAATCTTCTATTCATATTTAAATTAGGTACACTTATTCTATTAATTCCATTACTTTTTGAAAGATTTCCTAGTTTATTATATACATCTTCGGCACTCATATGTTGCCAATCAACTCTTTCAGTTGTTTTAATAATAAATCCTATATCTAAATAATTAATGTCTTCCATTTCTGTTTCTTTTTTATTAACTCTTTTCAAACTTGCTTTTGATTGTTTTCTTGGTTTAGTAAAACAATTTTTAGCTGAATCTATAAATCTTATAAATGAATTATCAATCGGCAATTCCAACAAACCTTTTTCTTCTGAATAAACATTTAAAATTTTCTTTTCTCTATCTACATCTTCCCATTTTATAGTTCCCACATTATCTATAGGAACTCCATATCTTAACAATGTCAACATTGCCCTGTCTACATCTGTACAATCTAATCCATATATAAATTCATTAAATTCTTGAAGTGTCTTGTACTGTTGTTTCTTAGCTTCATCACTAACATCAAATAAACCAGTTGTATCAATTGAATCACATGGATTCCCTACATAGTTATAACCTTTTTTATATGCCCAACCTATATAATTTGATATTGTAGTAAATAACATACTTTTTGTTGTCATTGAAGTTGTTGCAGTAGTTTTTATTGCTTGAATTATCTCTTGTTTAGTCCAATTATACAATTCTTTCTCTTTGTTTAATTCTAAGAAATTGACTCTAGTATTTAACAAAATCCAGTAAGTTCTTTTTGTAGTATCTGAATATCTATCTTCGACTTCTTCTAACCAATCAGCTTTTCTTTTTAGATATTCATTTAAACCATCATATTTTACATCTTCATCTAAGAATTCATACATTCTACATTACCTCCTTAGCTATCTTTTCAAAATATTCATATATGTGTTTTACATTACAATCTTTTATATCTAATTTAAATTTTTTATTTAAATCTTCATTAATTTTTATTAGCTTATCAGCCACATCTCCAGCTAATAATCTTGAATTTTCATTGTTTTTTAATACGTTCGCTATTGCAAGATAACCAACAAACATATTAGGTTTTAATAAAAAGTTATGTTCTTTCATTACTTCTATATCGTCACCAAAGTATTGAGACGATAAATATTCAATTAACATATCTATAATATTAGATATTTTTCTTGCTTCTCTTTCAGATGTTACGTCATTATCTATTTTTTCAATATCCATAAACTCTACACTATCATTAAGAACACTTAGATAAGTTAATGATTTTTTTACTTTACATTCGCTAATAATATTTGCAACCTTATTTTTTAATGTTTTTGAATTAGTAGTTACATATTGTATAAATCTATTTTCTGGTGTATCTTTTAAAGTTTTTGCATAGGTTTTATCTGTTGAATTTTGTTCAAAAGTATCGGAAGTATATTGTTTTGCTTCACTTGGACTCATTAAAAAGAAAAATACACCTAATCCTTCATCTTCAACTTCTGTGTCTTCAAAATAAGCGTCCGCTAAAGCAGTAGATCTATGATTTCCATCATTTATTATCATTGGAGTATAATTAATTGAATTACTATCAAAATTTGGAGTAACTTCTAGTCTTCCAAACTTCTTCTTATACTCAGGAATAAATTTAACTTGTGGTTCTTTATTAGGCATATCTAAAACAGTAAAAGTTATAGCTGTTGGTTTTATATTGTGTTTTTTAAATCTTTGAATTAAAGAATTAATTCCATCTTTATTTACATTGATTTTTTCAATCTCTTCACCATTTGGAAGTTTTACAATTTTTCTAGCTCTTTGAATCCCTTCAAAATTTCCCAACTTATTATTTTCTTTTATTTGCGCAAGTTGTTTAGCTTTGATGAAAAACCAATAAGCATTATTTCCAACCTTTTGACAATCTTCAAATACAATTGTTTTTAATTCTTCTTGCTTTTCAGCTTCTTGATATACCTCATAATTCGTTAATACTGTACCTGTAAAATAATCTGTTGGATTTATATTAACTCCTAAATTCTTTTCATTAGCTTTTGCAAAATTAAAAATTGATTTTGATAAAGCTATTAATACATTTTCATTTTTTATTTCATGTACTGTTAGCCCTTTATTGAATAGTAATGCTGGAATATCTAAATTTAATCCTTTAGCACTAAATTCTTTATTGATATCTTGTTGTAATCTCATATTCGCTATTTCATTTTGAATAACCAATGTTAAATTGTCCTTTAAAATGTTTATATTAATCTTATCACTCATTTATTTTCACTCCTCAAATATAATTAATCTATTTATTATATTTAAATTATATCACTATAATAAATTAAAAGCAATAAAAAATAGCCTTTATTTAAGACTATTTTTTAATTTATAGTTTAATATTACCATAAAAATATTTAGTTGTCCATATTTAACCATAAATTATAGCAGTTCCACTGTATATTTTTCATTATTTAGTAATGTAAAATAAAATTGATTTATTTTTATTTTATTATAATCATTATCTATGTAGCTTATTTTCTTTACTGTCTTATTATTAATTATTTCAAACAACTTATCTAAATTTTCTTCTTTAAAATATTTTTCTTTTTCTTGTTCATCAGTTAATACTATACCTTCCCCCTCAGATTTTAACATAAGCATTTGTACCTCAAAATTTGAAAAGCTAATTTCTACTTGTCCCACTTCTTCATAATTATTTTTTACTCTCATTTCCATAAACGAATCTCTCCCTTTTATTTTTAATATTTATATAAACAAATTAATGTGTATAACGTTCTTACAATTTCATTTTATAACAAATTAACATAAATAGCAATACATTGTTTATTTTTATTTCCATAATTTAATACGAATGTATGTTCTATATATTATTTTACTACCAAACGTATGTTTGGTCAAGATGGTTTGTTGGACTTTAATAATATTTTACTGTTAAATTTTTATCAATTACATATGTCTATTATATATTAATTAGTATAAAATCCTCCAACACCATAGGTAAAGTTTTTCTTGTATTTTTTTAGTTTTACCATATTTTATGCATTGATTCGACATTCATATAATTGGTATAATGTTTATGTATGTATTATATTGTCGAAAGGAGAGAGTGAAAATAAAAAAAAGAAAATTAAAAGAACCACAAAGAGGTCAATATATTTTATTGTTCAAAAAATATAGGAATTTTCGCCACATGACACAAGAAGAATTATCTTTTAGAATAGGGCTCACCCCTTCTTACCTGTCTTTTTTTGAACAAGATAATATTACTAGAACTCGCTCTCCTAAATTAAATTTGATTAGAGATATCGCTTATGCTTTAAAAGTCTGTCCTAATAGCATTGTAATCTTTCCATGCAACCAATGTGAGCTAAGAGATAATTGTAGAAAAAGAAAAGATGTCAAAAATGATAATAAAAATTTTTTTGAAGACAATCTAGAATATTATATTTAATTTTATAAGCTAGGATAAGTAATTATTAATCCTAGCTTATTTTTTTGTACGTTAGTCAGTAATTTCAACTTCATATTTATATAAAGCATCGTATAGTTTTTGTGGTATTTTGTTTTTATAATAATCTGCGACATCTTTTATATGTTTTTCTTTATTCTTTTTATAAATACAAAAAGCTTCCTCTGGAGTATCAAAACATCCTAAATGAAATCTAGTTTCTAATATTGCGTCACTATACCTTGCTCTAAATTTCCCACTTTCTGTAATTCCAACACCTATTGGATATTCTCCTCGTACTTTTTTACAACTTATAATTAAAGCATTTATATTATTAGGCACAATAATACAATTTTCAGGACTGTAAACTTTATTCCCTTTATGTAGTATATCTTTATCCACTTCCATTCTTTGTCCTTCTATTTTATAATAATTTTCATCCCACCACTTAGCAAATACTTGGAAATTATGCCACTCTTTATCTACACTACAACCAAAATATGTAGGTTGTTTTATTTGTTGTTTTTCATCATAACATCTCTTTATCATAGCAAGCCACGTATAATATTGTGGTATATTTTTATTATTAATTGTTGGGACATGTTCACCCTCACCTAAATATCCAACACCACAAATGAGTCTATCGTAAGGTGATATTAGATTTCCTTTTTTAAATTCTGTGTATAATTTGTTTTTAAAAAAAGAACCATTATCAAATTTAACATCTATATCCTTACAATTTCTATACCCAACAATAGTCATTTTACTTCCGTATTTATTATAATTTATTTCTCCTACTTTATCTTTAATTTGATTTTTATTTTTTCTAGCTATTCTACATTTTGGACATATTTGTCCTTTTAATAATCTATTTGGATTGGAAGTATTCCATTCATGTCCACATATTTTATCCTTAACTAATATTTTTGTTGTATCATTTATATATTCTCCTAATACTTCAATATTAGGATTTTTAACTTTCATCTCTTCCTTAAATTGTTCAGTCGTTTTAATTTTTCCCATTTAATATCTCCTTTATTATTTTAATTTATTATCTATATAATTAAGTTAGTATATAATAATTAATAAATCATATACCAACTTAATATAAAATATTCAATTTAAAATGTCCTATAGCTCCTTTATCATTTCTTTTATAATAGTAAGACATTCCTCTTTACTTTCATGATCTTTATTATCAGCTTCTTCTAAGTATTCACTATAAACTTCTTCAAAATAATCAATATCGTTCTCTAAGTCAAAATCTTCAGCTTCTATTTCATTATCATATAAGTAATATCTAAAGAAATATCTTGTTTCTTCCCATATTCCAAAAGCTCTATCAAACCATTGTTCTGCATACATTCTTTCATCAGAACCATTAGAATGATGGTCTGTTAAATCAGCGGTAAAACTACCTAATAATTCAGAAGCATTGTTAAAACCTACCTTTAAGGCATGTAATGTCAGCATTGAATATTGTTTGTCAGTCATTTTAACATTAACGCCTTTATCTCCTAATGTTTTTAAATCCTCATTTTCTTCTTTAATTCTTTCCGCATAAAAATCTTTCATCACTCTTCAATCCTTTCTAACTTACTTGTATACGCTTCTGTAGTATTCAATCTATCAATCCCAGTTTTAATTATTGCCACTTGGAAAGCTTTCAATACGCTTACTACTTTAGCATTGTGAAATTCTTTCCCATTCATATCTGTACCATTCACTTTATCTCCAACTTCAATCATCCCATAACCACCTTAACTGTTTTTCTATATTTTAACATAATTTAAATGACATTTCTCTACTTTCTTTATTAATACTACAAAACATTAAGTTCCACATACAATCACAGACACTAGAAAGTTCTATTAATTCTTTTGATTTATATTTCTTTTTAAATTTAAATAATTCTGAAATATGGTCTTCCAACTCATACTTATTCACACCTTTTATATTCCCTTTATCTACCTTTACATTAATTCCATTATCCATTGTTAAACTTACTATATTATTATTTATCATTTTTATTTCCTCTTTCACATAATGTTAATTTGTTTTAATTTATTATGTATTATTAAAAGTATGAAAGAAGCATTGATAATTTTAAATTAATCCTAATTTATTTAAAATATTATCACGCATTTTGATAAGCCTACATTCATTACAATCTTTTTTATAATCTTGCATTTCAGGTAATGAGCATCCGCTAATACAAGGATTAGAATTTAAAAATATATCCATGACTATTATTTCATCATTTGTTAATTCTAATTTTTTCAATTTATTCACCTCCAAGGTTCAAATAAAAGTAACATTTTAAACTAAATTATATTTAGTTTCTATATCATATTTATATATTGATAAGCTATAATCATCAATTTTCATAATATTCTTTATTAATTGTTTATTTAAAGAAATATATACTAAAACAGTGTCACATCTATATGAATAACCAGTGCTATAAAATACTTGGTCGTCTTCTAATAGTTTTTCTAATATTTCTGTATTGCAGTTTTTTATACATTCAATTACTCTTTCATCTTTATTTACATAATCAAAAGTTCTGCCAACAAAATTATTGTTTGGAATCCATTTAGAACAAAAATATAATTTTTCAATACATCTATCTATAATATCATTCATTTATTCACCTACTCCAGTCCTTTTAAATCTAAGAATTTATCAAGTTTTCAACATTTTTAAACATAACACATCCACAACTATTTAAATATATATGTTTTCTTTCGTCTAGTTCTTTTAAAAGGTATTGTGATTCTCTTTCAAAATTTTCTCTTGATTCATAATCAATACTATAACAAAGCATTCTTTCTATATAAAGATATCTATCTAGTAAATATTTGGTTGTTTGATTTTTTATTGATTTTTCTAAAACTTCATTTTCTTGTTTTTCTTTTCTTCTCTTTTTTATCCAAAACCAATCCATTTTTATACACCTCCATCAACATAAAATCAGATTTTTATAGTAAATATATTATACATCTATTTGAGATGTGTTTTCTATATGTATTGAATTTTTTCTAGTATATTTTTGTTTAGGTTTATGTTCTTGTATATGTAGTTTATATTCTTCGTTTAACCATTTATATATCTTGTCCAATTTTTCTTCACTAAAGAATTCTTGTTTCTTATACCACTCCTCTATATCAAATTGATGTTTAGAAGTATTGCATCTTTTACAGGATGGTACACAATTTCCTAAATCATCTGAACCATTACAATCTACATGCTCCTTATGTAATTGTTGATTATATATTTCTTTATGTTCAATCTCACTCATTCCACAATAAGCACAACTATTATCAAAATACTCTTTACAATCAACCCATTCTTTATTATTTATCTTATGTGCTTTATTGGAATATGTATTATTATATTCTTTTAATTTATCTTTATTATTATGTTGCCATTGTTTTTGATATCCAGTTTCTCTTTGTCTTTTTGAATTTTCTCGTAATGCCTTGCTTTTTATTTCAGAATGATCATATTTATATTGAGCAATTTTAACCTTTTCTAGGTTATCATTTCTCCATGCTCTTGACATTAATTTATTACATTCTTTACAATACGGAAATAACCCATCTGAAGATGTTTTATGTTTATAAAAATATTCCCCATTGCATGGAAACCATTGTTCTTCATTTGGACGTAATATTTTATGCTTGTTACATAGTTTATATAGTTCTCCTTCTATTAATTTATGAGATTTTTCATAAATTAAACCAATTTTATTTTCTATACTAAAAACCTTCTTTCTTTTTTAAATTTATTTATAATTTATTTTTATAATTAATACTTAGACTTATATTCTAATCACCTCCTATTTAAATTAAGTCTAAGTTAGCTTCCTATTTTACTTTCTCTATATCTTCAATTAATTTTTCTAAATCTTCTAGATACTCTAACTTTGTATATTCATCATTGATGATTAATTCTTTTAAATTTGTTGCTAATTTAAACTTTTTAGTTTCCATCAATAATTTTCTTAATTCAATATAAATATTATTAACTTTTTGAATATATAACTTTTGATTCTTTTCATCTGAAAAATTAAGTTCATAATTGCTTAATGTATACCAATTTGTAATTTCTTTTAACTTTTTACTTGCATTATCTAAATCTTTATACAAAGTTTCTTCTTTCTTTGCTATATATTTAGCTTTCTCCATTTTATTCATACCTCCACATATTCATATTCACCAATTTTAAACCATACTATATTTTTATTATATTCTATACCTACTTGATTTTCACATTTATATGCAACTATAAAACTTTTTCCAATTAAATCATCAAATCCATCATCTTTAACAGATATACAATCTAATATTCTAACTTTTTCAATTTTCATACTTTTAGGATCACAATGTGGTATATTTAAATCTTTTAATATTCTTTCCATAAAATTTTCTGATTTACTCATTAAAATCACTCCTTAATTATTATAATATTATACCATTTTACTAAATCTTAGTCACTTTTGATAAAAGATTTATTTTAAGCTTTCTTTAGTTATGTCATATACTTGCAATAATGCATATCCTCCAATATAAGTTATTATTAAAGCAATGATTAATATATCCATTGTAGAATAATAATTTTGTATATTATTAATTTCTAAGAAGAATGCAACTGTAAACATTGTTGTAATAGAAACATATAATTGTTTGATTAATTCTTTTAAGAATTTCATATGATTCTCCTTTCTTATAAATTGTTCAATGGATTACTCTTTACAGCTTCACGACTTTGTTCATCATCTACATGAGTATAAATTTGGGTATTAGATACTGATGAATGACCAAGAATACTCTGAAGTTGTCTTATATCTACTTTTCCGTATTTATACATAAGTGTAGCACTTGTATGCCTTAATTTATGCACAGTATACTTACTAGAGTCATTTATTCCAGAATTTTGTATATATTCTTTTACTAATACTTCTATTCTTCCTTTTTTAATATTAAACAATCTTCCATCTAAAATATTGTAATCATCTCTTATATTTAAATAATCATTTAATACTTTTAAACAAGTTTCATTCATGTATATAGTCCTCTCCTTGTTCCCCTTACCAATAACAGTTAATACATCACCTTTAATATTATCAACCTTGATACCCTCTAGTTCAGAAAGTCTCATGCCTGTTTGTAGGAATAATGTCACAATACAATAATCTCTAGTATAATTTTCATTATTCTTATTCATTGAAGTTAATAATTGTTTGCTTTCATTTAAAGATAGATAGATTGGATTTCTCTTTTGCTTTTTAGGGACTATTAGACCATAAGCTGGATTTACTGTGATAAGTTTTTCTATGTTTTGTAGATATTCAAAATAAGATTTCAAAGTGTAAGTTTTCTTGTTCTTGCA